GTTTGATATTCCGTTTAATGATGACTACGCTGGCGAGAATGTGTATATGGACTACTATGCTACCTTACCTGTTTATGACAGCGATAGTGATGTTTTAGACGAACCTGAGTATGGTTTATTTGTTGATTGGCTTAAATGGAAGATTAAATATAGAAAATCTAATGGAAATCTAAACCCAGCAAAAGACGGAGATTATCTTTTATGGGAAAAGAAGAAGAAGAGTTTTATTGCGAAAGAAAGATTAGGTCAAGACATTTATATAATTCCTGATATATGATTACTAAATTAAAACCAATTTCAATTACAAACTTAAGCGATGGACTTATTACTTCCAGTGCGGTTTCTAATTCTCAGATGCCCTTAAGTGTGGTATCAGAATCAATGAACCTTAATTTTGATTCTATTGGTTCTGCCAAAACAAGATTAGGAACTACTCTTTTAGGAAGTCAAATTTCTTCGGGAACTGATATTTTAGGACTTTACGAGTTCAGAGATTCAGGAACAGGTTCAAACGATCAGAGTATTGTTGTTAATGGGGCTACTGTTTATTATTTAGCAGGTAGCACTTGGACATCAAAGAGAACAGTTACCACAGGGAATAAAGCTGAATTTACTACCTTCCTTGATTATGTTTTTATGGTTAATGGAGTTGATACTACAATGACTTGGAGTGGAGATAGTGGAACAAACTTTGGTACTACAAATGCCGTTGATGCTCCAGTCGGATATTACATTGAGAACTTTAGATCGAGAGTATGGATAGCCAATAATACAGACAGAGTTTATTACTCTTCGCTACCAAGCACTGCTACTCCAGCAGCTATAACTTGGGATACAACTAATTGGTATATCGATATTAGTCCCCAAGATGGAGATAATATACAAAAATTAAAAAGATATAAAAATGCTCTTTTACTATTCAAGAGAGAACATCTATATAGAATTTATTCAATAAACGAAACAGAGCCAGACCCTAAAATTAGTGTCGGAACTTATTCTGGAAGAAGTGTGGTTGAAGCAATTGATGGAGTTTACTTTCATCACCCATCTGGTTTTTATAGATATAACGAAGGTGGAGTATCTTGCATATCAGCACCAGTAATTGATTTTATTGATAACATTACAGTCGCTAATTATTCAAAAGTAGTTGGTTGGGAAGATGGAAGTCATGTCTATTTCCAAGTTGGAGATGTTAGTATCGGAGACATTGATTATGTTAATGTAGTTTTAAGATATACAATTTCTTCAAAGGTATGGACATTTAGGAGTTATCCAAAGCAATTTTTGGCAACTTCAAAATATAATGATGGCACAACTATCTATAATCTCTGTGGAGACGAAGATGGAAATGTATTAAAAATGGATAAAGGAAATACAGATAATGGTAGTGCAATATTTTATTCATTAGATTCACGACCATACACGCTTGACGGATTATTTTCTACACGAAAACATATATCCAAGATGGCAGTAGTCCACAACAATGCTGTCGGAGCAAGTGTTAAATATCGGGTTGATTCAGATGATATAAGTGATTTAAAATCGCTTACTCGGATAACAGACAATGTTGCTAAACCTTTTACTTGTGATATAAAGGGCAATATAATATATTTTAATATATCAGGTTCAAGTGTCGGCGAACCTGTCGAAATAAATGGCTTTGAAATTTTAGAATCATCAAGTGAAACTATTGGATAACATTATGGAAAATCCACAATTATATTTACAATTTGATAAAAGTTTGTATCGTTTAGAAACGGAGAAGGTTGAATTTGTTTCAGATATTGACCCCGATAGAATAATTTCAGGTTCTTCGGTTTCTTCAATTAGTCAGAGTATAGGACTTGTCCTCTCTGGTAAAACTGGATTCTCTAATAATGAAACAGGATATATACTTGGGAATGACGAAGGAACTCAAAAGTTTTATATTGGCACAACTTCAGATTATTTCAACTTTAACGGAACTAATGTTGCAATTAGTGGAGCTTTATCTGCTGGTTCAATATCAATAGGAACATCTCCTGACTGGTTTAATGTTGACAGTTCTGGAAATATTTGGTCTGGTAATGCTACTCTCGCTGGTGCAAAAACTAATACTTTTGCGGTAGAGAAAGAAGGATTACTATATTGTAAGGGCGCTACTATTGATGGAACTTCTGCTATTGGTGGAAGAACTGCATCTACAATAGCATCCGCAATAGACGCTTCTGGACACTTTGCTGATGATGCAATAAGCACAGCAAGTGGAACTATTTTAGGAGAATTTTCTTTTAGTGGTTCTGGTGCTCTACAAATAGGAACTTATGTTAATGGAACAAGTGGAGATTTAAAAATTAGTCCTACTGGAATATTAGGTAGAGACAAAACAGGAACAACTACCTTTTCAATAAATGGGACAACAGGAGTAGCGGTTCTTAATGGTTTAGTAGTTGGAACAAATGTAGGTTTAGGAACAGCAGAAGATTCTACTGGGGTAACTACAATTATTGGTGATACAGTAACTACTCCTTTTCTTAATGCCAAAAACATTGTTGCTGGAAGTGTGGCGGCAGAAGATATAACTGGAACAACAATTACAGGAAAGACAATACGAACAGATACAACAGGCAACGATAGATTAGAAATTAGACAAACTGGCGAAGGTTCACATCCTAACGAATTAGTGTTTGTAAATTCCTCAAATGTTGTAATAGGTGGAATGGTTGCTGCATTAGTTGGTAGTGATGTAGCAACTGTTATAGATTGTGTTGATGGAGTTCAGTTGGCTGATGCCACTTCTGGCAGATATGTTTTTTTAACTGGAACAAATTTTTATGTAGATGCTACTTTATTACCTGTTGGAGCAGAAGACATAGGTAAAAGTGGGACTGAATGGAACAAACTTTGGGTGGATGAAATAAGCTTAAATGGAACATCAAGAACAACTTGGCCTACTGCTGGTGTAACTGACCATTCTGATTTAACAAATGTAACAGCAAGCCAGCATCATACTAAATATACAGATTCTGATGCCAGAAGTGCAGTTACAGGGACAACATTGCCGGGAAATCTTGTTTTAGGAAATCACGAAGTAAACGATGTTAGTTATCTAAAGTTTGATAGTTCTTATGGAAGAATTTATCATGGAGCAACCGAGATATTAGATTTTTATTCAACATATCTTGATTGCAATGTAGAATTAAAAATGAATGACGAAAACATATCAGGCGTTGATAATTTATATGTTGATGATATTTATGGAAACAATGTTACAGAAATTGATGTTTTTGAATCGTTTGATATGAACGGGCATAATGTTAACGGGATTGATACATTAAGTTTTGATGCCAATACTGGCAATCCATCAAGTGCTGGACAAATTCAATATTATGATTACGGGGGAGTACAACAATTTAGAGCTAATGTTGGTGGCTGGACAGGAAGATTTGATTTGATTGCCACATAAAAATTATAAAAATTATGGAAAAGCATTTAGACACAAAATATTCATTAGAGAAGAGAAAGGTATTTTATAAGGAACTTATGCATAAAGTTATGAATCCAGATAAATCTTTTGACCCAGAAACTTTTGACCCAATGAAAGATACCCCAGAATATGAGATTGGTAGAAGAGCAAGAGTATTACCATCAGGAGAACTTCCCACATTTGGATTGAAACCCAAACAACTAATGGTAGGACAAATGATTGGTATGTATGAAAGTAAACAAGACCTATATTTAATATTTGCACATAAATGTAATATGCTTCAGGAAAAGGTTGATAAATTAGAAGCAAGAATTACAGAATTAGAAAATAAATAATATAATAAAATAAACTAATATAAATAATATGGCAAGAACAGTAAGACCCGATTGGGTAAAACCAGGGCAACAATGGTCAGCAGGACAAACCTTTGAAGATTATAAGGCAACAGGACAACCTGTTAATCCTTCTTATTCCACAACCACTCAACCACCTGCAGACCAACCAACATTAGAATCAATTAGTGCTGGTATAGCTGGAGTGGCAGCCCAAGTGCCAGGAATACAAGCAGGAATTAAAGAACTTTCGGCTACTGATTTAGTAGATGGTGCAGGTACTATCGACCCAGTGGTTGGTGGAACTACCGTAGCAGGAGATGGAGATACGGCTATTTCAAATACAACTGGAATACAGGAGATGTTAGACACTATGCAAACTCAACACGATAAAGAGGTAGCAGATTTGAAAAAACAGCAAGAAGATAATAGAAGTTTTTTTACTAAAATGCTAGATAAGAAGACATCATCAAAGGATATCCTAAAAGAAGAATATGAAGCCGTAGAAGATTCACCAGCATATAAAGAAGTTAAAAGAATTAAGGCACTTATAGAACCATTAAACTTACAAATGGCTGACCTAAGTAATAAAGAAACAGCAGAAATAGAAAATGCCAGAAATTTAGGTATGTCAGAAGGCTGGATGGACAGAAAAGAAACAGAATTACACAACAAATACAATAGATTAAAAGCACCTATTGCTACTATGTTAAATGCCCACGCAGCAAACGCTCTCTTATATCAAGGTGAAGTAGATGAAGCATACAAATATGCCTATGCAGCAGCCAATGCAGCAACTTACGACCAAGAGTTTGAATATAACACAATGAAGGACTTTATGGATAGAAATGACGACTTCTTAAATAGTCTACAAGAAACTGATAGATTCTACTTTACTAACGCGTTAGACTTGGCAAAAGACTCTCTAAACATAGCAAGAGATGATGCAAATTATGTAATGGACTTACAGATGCAATCTGGCGGACAAGCAGGAATAAATCCAAATGATACTCGTCAACAAGCACAAGCAAAGTTTGCTAGATGGAGTGGACAACAACCAGGAGATGACAAAGATTTCTGGACAGTAATAGACAAGGGAAAAAATGAATTACAACAAGGAGAATCTTGGGGTAATGTTTGGAATAGGGTTAAAGCACAATTTCCTAATAAGTCAAATGCAGAAATAGATAATGCCCTTGGAACAAGTTGGAGAGAACCAGGTGCTTATGAAAAATTTAAAGGAGATGATACAGGTGGAGATGATTGGGACAAAGCAAAACAATTTATTACAGATAACCCAACTGGCACATACACTGAATTATTAAATGGAATTAGGGAATATACAGGACTATCTTTAACTGACTCCAAATCAGTATTAACCGAGAAGGGGATTAAAGAGGTTGAGGAAGATACAAAAATGGATAAACAGGAGATGATAGATTGGGCAAAAGAACAATACGAGGGAGATTATGATAAAGATGAAGTAAGAGCATCATTGGCAAAATATCCTAAAGAGTGGGTAGATGAAGCAATAGATAAATTGGATTACACTTGGTTCGAAAAAGCAACAAATTGGGCAACAGGGGGTTGGTTAAATAAATACTAATATGTTAAACTTTTCAGCATTTGGGACAACCGAAAAACCGAAAAGTGGATTAAATCTTTCGGCTTTTCAAACGGCTCAAGAAAAACAAAAATCAACAGAGAGAGTACAGGAAAGGATTCTTACATTTGGAAAATCTGTTATGGATAAAATGAAAACACCAACTGGGCAGGTCACACTAGAATTGTTAAAAGTTGGTAGGTCATTATATCAAAACTATATGAGACAGGGAGCAGTTAAGAGAGAAATGGAAGAACAAATGAAAAGAGAATCTCCCCTTCAGCAATGGAAAAGTATAATAAAAGACCCTAGTAAAAAACTATTTTGGGAATCAGCAAAGTATTTACCTGAGGAAATGTTAGAAATAGGTAAAAAGACTGTTAGTTATGCTGCCGAAACTTTTGGATTGAATAGGTTGGTTATTCCAGTTTATAAAAAAACGAAGGAAGGACAAAACTTTATTCAAGCATATAAAGAAACTTGGGAAGACGTAGAATTAGAAGATAAAATGGCGGAGATAAGAGTTAATAATAGAGTAAAAGAAGCCGAAAAAGCAGGTGCTTCTCGATGGGAAATTTCTAAAATAGCAAGTGAATCTCCAATGGCTCAAAGAATGGCATTCGGAGCAATTTGTTTTACCAATGGAATGGGCTTTACCACAACAGAACAGATAAAACAGGTTATAAAAACCGCAGTTAAAAGTAAAAATTCAGTTGAATTTGTTAAATTATTAGCAAAAAAACAAAAGATAAGTATTGGTGAAGCAAATAAACTATTTGAAAACATAGGTCTTGAAAGTGGAAAATTTTGGTCTATTATAAAAAATTGGCAAAGAGGTGGAACGACAGGTGCATTAACGACAAAGGGTGCTAATTTGATAAATAAGAAAATCGTGGCTGAAGGGTTAAAAAATCTAAAAGCAATTAGTCTTAATCAATCAGTTACTTCTAAAATAACATCTTCACTATTAAAGGGTACAGCTCTTAAAGGAGCATTTGCCTTAAAGGGAAAACCATTTACCAGTATGACTGCTGCTAAAGCACTAACATTAGAGGGTAAAGTCCCAGCAACAACCCAACAGATAACACAAGCACATATTATAGCCAAGCAAAAGGAAATGATTTCTAAATTAGGCAAAGTAAAACCTCAATATAGGGCATTGGCAAAGGGTATGACTGGTAAAACATCAATGAAGTTGATGACCCAAGAAGAAGCAGAATCATTTTTAACTGCTCTTAAACAAATACAACCAAGATTTATACACGGAGTTATAAAACCACCAGTAATACCAACTACTAAACAACTAACGACTCCTGATT